CCCGTGCCGTAGAATTCGCGCGCACTCCGGGAACACGCGATCGAGCCGCCCATGCCCGATGGAGTAAAGCAGCATCACCGCGTCGAAGCTGTTCTCGCGTAGCGGGAGCGCCTCGAAGCTGGCGGCCACGCGTGCCATCGTACCCGGGCAGAGCGCGAGCTGCTCGCGGCTCAGATTGAGCAACACGAATTCGAGATCCGGACGAGCCCGGCGCATCGTCTCGGCGACACCGCCGATGCCGCATCCGGCGTCGAGGATCCGCGCGCCGCGCCCTGGCGCCAACAGCTCGAGCAGGCGGAGGACGTGCTCCCTCTCGTTCTCGGCCAGGAGATAGATCTGGAAGATGCGGCGGCCCAGCGCCGCAAGCGACCGCGTCGCCTCACCCACCGCCCTATCGTTGGCGTAGGGGGCTCGCGCGAGAGCGCGGCCGTGAAGGTCGCTATCGAGCATCAGAACATGGCAGCGGCCGCCATTGCGGCCGCTGCGACCGCGCCCGCCGCGGCCGTGGTGTTGCTGTTGTTGGTCGCGATCTGTCCCTGGGTATTGGCCGACTGGATGCCGCTGGCCAGGCTCTGGGCGCCGACGACGTCCGTCGGTGCCACGGCGGTCTGCGGCGTGGCGCTGAAGGATGGCTGGTTGACCTGCGTTCCGCTCATCAGCGCCATCGCCTCGTTGAGCGGCTGGTCGCGCAGGAACTGCTGCTCCTGCACCGCGGCCTCGTTCGCCGCGGTCTGCTGGCTGAACTCCTGCGCGCCCAAGCCCATGCCTTGAGTGACGGCGTTGCCGGCGGCCTGCTGCTCGGTCACGCCCTGGCTGCGCTGGAGGTTGCCTTCCTCGGTGGTCGCGGCGACGTTTCCCGGCTCAATCCCTTGATGCGCGAGCTGGTCCTCGAGGAGCTGGTTCTGCTGGTCGAACTGCGGCTTCAGCAGCGACATTTCCGAGTTGAAGACGGTGTTCTCCGCCCCCTGGTCGATGCCGGAGGGATTGGTGGGCAGCGGCGGGATGGCGGCCGTGTTGAACGGCTGCGAAAGCGCCGATGCGACCTGGCCCTCTTCCGAATTTCCGAGCCCTGACAACGCGAGCGCGAGCTGCTCGTTGTTGGAGAGCGTGCTCTGCAGCGTCGGGTTGAGCGTCGTGGTCGCGGTCGTGAGCGGGATCTGCTGCCCCGGCCCCGGCTCCATGAGCGGCTGCCCGTCGGGGCCGAAGATCGGTCGACCGTCGGGGCCGAGGACGGGAATAGTGGTCGTGCTCGGGAGCGTCCGCGTGCCGGTCTGCTCGAACGTCAGAGTACCGAAGGGCGTGACCTGGTTGGTATCGTTAAGCGCCTGCTGCGCGATTGCCGTGTCGACGTTGGCCGACGACTGCGCGTTGGCCGTTGCCGTCGGGTCCGGCACCGGCGTCGATGGCGCTGACTTGCCCATGCGGAGGCGCTCCAAAAGGTACGAGTCAGAGCCAGCGGTCGGCCTGGTCCCGCAGCAGGCCGAGGCTCACCGCGGTGCCGGTCGGGAGCGCCTCAGGGTGTCGGCCCTCGCGTCGGAAGCCGACGCGCTCGAGCGCGGTGATGGCGCGCTCGTTCTCTTCGGGCGTGATGCAGGTGAGCCGCCGGCAATTGAGCTGCAGGAAGGCGTAGCGCACGATCGCGCGGATGACGTCCCGGCTCGCCCAGCGCGGCGTCGTCGAGGCGAAGGACATCTCGATCGACGGGTGGCGATATTGGTGGAAGACCGCGCCGGCGACGAGGTGACCGTCGCGGACGATGCCGATCGCCGAGCACGGGCCGAAGTCGAAGACGTCGAGCCTCTCGCCGACCCAGCGGGCGACGTCGCGATCCCTGCCATAGACGAGCATCAGAGACTGTCGCCTTCCTCGAGCCAGACATCGGTGCGGAGCCACGTGACCGCCTGCATGGCGGAGATCGCGAGCGCCCAGCCCACCGCGTGTCCGGTGCCCCCGCCGACGCGCCAGCGCGGATCGATCTGGGCTTCCGACGACCAGGGCGACGTATCCCAGGGCGAGACATCCCACGGGCTGCCGAGCGGCGGGCTCGAGGCGACGATCGGCGTCGAGATTGTCGTGTAGTCGAAGCCGATGCCGAAGTCGTAGACGACCGCGCCGACGCTCTGGACGACCGGCCGCACCGACTTGACGATCTTGCGCTCCGACGAGCCGAAGAGGTTCCACGCCTGCTGGCCGAAGGCCTGGACCGCCTGGACGCCGTTGTCGAGGTTGCCGATGTCCGCTTGATAGACGACGCCGCCGGTCGACCCCCCGAAATAGAGATTGTCCTTGAAGGTGCCGAAGGTTGCCGCCGGCATGGCCTTGAAGCGGCACCAGGCGTCGTTCGTCGTGTTGTAGACGTGCTGATCGAAGGTGCCGTTGGTGTTCGGCACATTGAAGAGGATGCGGCGTCCCTTGGGGTAATAGAGCGCCTGCCATCCGTCGGCGCCGGAGTTCGCCAGCACCGCCGCGGCGACCGCGCCTGAGGCCTTCGTGCGTGGCGGCAGGAGGCCCGTCCGCAGCGCGACGAGGCCCTGCTGCAGCGCGACGTGATCGTTGGCCGTCGTGATATAGGCCTCGCCGCCGTAGCGGACGACGGCGCGCTGGTTGATCGCGGCGGAGATGCGGTACTTGCCGACCAGCGACCACGTGTTGGCGTTCGAGGGGTCGGTGCCGCTGTAGATGAAGATCTCGCCCGACGAGAGCGCGAAGGCGATGTAATCGAAGACGCCGGCGCCGCCGTCATAGCTAAAGGTGACGATCGCCGTGAGCGTGCCGCCGAGCTCGGTCAGCATCGAGAAGTCGAAGAAGGTGCAGGCGCCGCTGATCCCGAGCAGCGGCCCGAACCAGAAGCCCGTGCGGTTGCGCTCGATGAGGAAGAGCCGGTTCTGATATGCTGTGCCGCCGAGCCAGTTGGCGACGCTTCCCGGTCCCGTCAGGCCGGTATTCGAGAAGGCGGCGCCGTCGAAGACTTGCGGCGTGTCGGTGCCGTTGAAAAAGAAGAGCTTCTGGTTGAAGGCGATGGTGTTCCACCAATCGCGCCCGAAGCCCGACGCGAGCGCGGCGCCGACGGCGCCTTGCGCCGAGACGTCGAAGAACTTCCCGCCGGAGGCCGCGAGCAGCTTGCGCGTGCCGCCGAAGTTGTATTCGGCGAGCGTCGGCACGGCGCCGGCGCCGAGGCCGGTCGCCCAGGTGATGTAGCCCTGGCGAAGCGTCAGGCCATTGGCATCGGGGTACCAGTTATCGAGGATGATCGCGTCCGTCGCGGACATGCCCGTGAGCACGTCGCGCGTATTCCATCCGGTGACGGCGATCGGCAGCGCCTCGGGCTCTGCGACGCGCTGCGCGCCCATCTGGATGCGCTGCTGGCGCGTCAGAAGCTTCGCCATGCGAGCTCACCCTCTATCCCGCCACGCCACCAAAACCGGTATCGGGCACGTTGAACGGCCCGACCAGCGTCGTGCTGTAGACGGGCGCCATGTCGAGGACCGGCATGCCGCCGTCCTGGGCGTAGGCCTTCGCGGTCTCGGAGAACGCCTCGTTCATCTCCTCGGAATAGGAGAGGCCGAGGCGACGCAGGAGCCGCCAGCGCGCGTCGAGCTCAATCAGGTACTCCTCGAGCAGCGTTGTGTCGGTGTCGGCGAGGAATTGCGTCTGCGGCACGCCGCCCGCGCTCTGGCACCAGGACGTCGCGACATATTCCCAGACGAGGCTCGTCTGGTTATCGGCGGGGCTTGGGTCGATGCAGAAGTAATTTCCGACGACGCCGTTGACGATCAGCGACTTGATGCGCCAGCGCCGCTGGAAGGTGGCGACGCCGATGAGGCCGGATTTATAGAGCTGCCACTGCTGCGGCGAGCGGGGACCGATGAGCGGCCAGCGGCGCCCGCGGTCCCATTCGGTGTCGGTGATGATGCGTGCGAAGTCGGCTGGCATCGGGTAGGCGAATTGCCCGAACGTGACGGGCACCGCGGTGCCTCCGCCATTGGCGGCGACCGGCTGCGTCAGCGTCACCTGACTCGGGCTGTCGACCGATTGGACGTAGGTGTTGCCGGGGATTCCCGTGCCGGATGCCGCCCAAGTGGTGGCGGCGATGCCGGTGGTGGACGGGATGCCGGTGACCACGGCAGATCCCGCCACCATGTTGCCGGTCGTGTTGACGGCATTGGTGTTGAAGACGTTCTCGCGGCCGAGGATCGCCCAGCCGGCGCCCTTGTAGCGCGCCAGCGACTTTCCGGCGCGGTTGGCGCAGGAGAGCAGCAGGATGGCGCTCGGGTCGGTGTTGCCCTCGATCGTCGAGGGCGCGGCGATCGGCGTGTCCTGGGCGATGGCGTCGCAGATCGAGAGCAGGGTCAAGGGAAGCGCTCCTCGCGACGGGTCGCGGCGCTCACGAATCGGCGCCTAAAAAGTTACAAGGCAGCGAGAGCTCAGCGCTGCGCGCCCATGGCCTGCAGGTAGGTCCCGAGATCGGCGAGCGGGAAGCCGCCGGGACTGGGACCCG